AGGAGGGAGTTATAAGGGACTTCAACCCATCTTCTCCCTCTGAGATGTTTACTTATATTAATAGTTACATTAAAACAAATCAAAGACATGACACCAATATCATCTAAATCATATGGAATAGGTAGTATGATTATACTATCTCTCCTTCTATGCATATATACATGCAACCAGGATCCAAATTGTAATCATGAACCAAAAGTCTGTGAATACCAACAAGAAGGTTGGGTAATGGACACACTTTATCATTCAGAAGATAGTAGCAGAATGTTAGTACAATTACACTACTATCAAGTAATAGAATATCATATAGATACCGTTGAAGTAATAGAAGAAGACGGTGTAAGATGGTATACTATAGATACTACTAGTCATATACATAAGCCTAAGTTTAATTAAAAAAAGAAAACACACAATGAAATATTTAGTACAAGTGATTGGATGCCTTGAATGTGGCGTACCATCATATCCACTTGCAATAGTGGAAACATTAGAAGATGCAGAAGCAGTTAAAGACTTTTACCCAGGAACATGGGTGATGCATGGAGGTGATGGATACGTAGAGATCATAGAATTAGGTAAAGTTCCTAATTTTCAAGAAGGAATCGTAGACATGCTGAAAGAAACAGATTCAAAAGTAGTAGAGAAGAAAGAATCTCTTAAGCACTTTGAAGGATTTGCACTGGAGTATGTACAAGAGAAAATTGATGATCTTGTCAAGGCACAAAAGGAACAAGAAGCTAAATTGCACACAGATCTATTCAAAAAACTAATAGTATGAATAGATTAATGAAAACAATACATAGATTTAGGAAAGAGATCGTTTGGTCTCTTCCCTTTATATACATGCTATTCATAGTTACACTTATAACCCTTATATTAATCAAATAATGAAAAAAAGTAAATCAAATGGAAAATTATCAAGGAAACAAAAAAGGAGTATTAAACGTAAAGTTGATCTGGAACTCGGTCATGAACCGTTTAGCACAAAAATTCACAAACCTAAGACTCTATACAAAAGAAGACCTAAACACAGAGGAAATTATGGAGCAGAGGTGGAATGAAAGAACTAATAATATTGTTAAGAGTAAACATTTATTCAAAGGAAATACATTGAATATATACAATACTAAGAAAGTAATAGGAGTAATAAACTCTTACTACAATAACCACTTATCTCAGGAGTATAACATAGAAACTGGTATAACTACAATGAGATATGGTACATTTACTAAGAGAGGGAAATGGGTAAGTAAGTTACTCAAAGACTACACAGGTAAGTTTGTGGGTCCTAATAGACCTAATCTAAATACGTTTAAAATAGATTTACCTCATGAATTATTCAAAGAACACCTCAATAGTAAAACAATAGTCAAAGCTGCAAATATAAGCATATCTGAATGGGGAGATGTACAACTATGCTTTGACGTTGAGTATAAAGATAAAGGAAACTTTAACTTTCAAAACAATTGGCAAAACATAGATGATCTAAAGAGACTTAATAAGATTCAGTCATATGTTTTGAATACAATTAAGAAAAATCCTTCAATAATAACAGATCAACCGTTAAAAATGTGTAAGGATTTATATTATTATCACTTAAGTATAACTAAAAATAATTTAATAAATAATTAATATGAATGAATTTCAACTTATAGACGGGCCTGAAGTGCCACCAGCTATAAAACCTATGACTGAGTTACATGATAAGTTAGTTATAGGATACAATGACAACAAGGAATTAAAATTACCAAGACTCATCTCATCCATGGAGAAGAGATTAACAAGACAAGTAGAAGAACTAGTTAATCTTGAGAGTATGATACAAGTTAGTAATGGTAAATTAGCATCTGTACTAGGTGTATTCCGTGAAATAATGAATGATGACAAGACATCTGAAGAAACAAAGGAGATAATTATGGACAGATTACAAGAAGTATCAGTCTAATGGAACTCCATAGAGATGTAGTCAGAAAAATAATATGTGATCAGGTGTTGAACAATAATATACCTGATCACATTAAAGAAAAGATAGCAGGATGTATGACTAAATGGAATGAAACCCTGGATGTAATCATATATCTAGCTATCACACAACCTAAGATATTAACCTTAAAGCCAAATGATTTTGTTCTATACAAGATTGAAAGAGACTGGAAGGTTAAAGAATTAGGTGAACTTGATCTTCTTATAGATAAAGGTCTTGCCTATATGATTAAAGGTGAACCAGTATACTTAGGAAAAATCACAGGTAGTGGAGGATATGGTGAATTTAACCACCATGACTCTACATTTAAACTCCAATCATATGGAGTTACCGCTGATCTTGAGATAAAAACTGAAGATAATACAGTGAGTTATGTAGACATTATGTCTATAAATGAGATAAAATCAACAAAATTGATAGGAGTTATGCAGGCTATTTCAAGTAGATAGCTATAATACTACTATAAATTTTAAAAATTGTGAGTCAAGGTTAGTTACTAGGTGATATAGTATTATTATTTTTGTGAATAAAAATTTAATATTATGTTATACCAACTAGCCAACGGCCACACTATAGAACTATCCACTGAAGCATATTTAGATATGACTGATGAGGAGTTGAGGGACCTTGAGTGTCTTAGTCCTTCACAATTAATGGAAATTAATAATCCATGGTACAAACCATTCTCCAGTAAAACAAAAAAACAAGCAAAGGAAAAAGATCCTTTTGCATTACACAATGTTACTGATGAGGAAAAGTTACGGGAGCATTATGACCAACAGAAAGAAGACATATAATAATTAACAGAGTATTTAAAATCAATTAAACAAAATGAAATTTAAAAATCAATCAGTTACTATTGTCAAAGATGACATGGGTAACACAATCAGAGTATCTAAGAAGAATGCAGAATATGCTCACATTAGATTAACACAAGAGAAAACAGTAATCACTAACGGATGGGTTAATCAAAAAACAATTAGCACATTACTACACGGTAAGACTGAAACATTAATTGCTTCAGGAGTTAAGAAGTATAAGAAGTTACCAGGTAATATAGTAGTAGTAGAGTCATTTGAAGGTGAAGAAAGAAATCTTAAAATGGCAGGTAAGACTGAGATAGTATGTTGTCAAGATGGACAACCTATATACAGAACTACTAAGTATGATGCAACAGGTACATTAGAAGATGTATTAATTCCACATAACAATGGACAAGCAATCAAAGATGCTAACGCAGCTATGTCTGCTACATTAGAAGATCTAAATAACGCTAAAGTTTCTGACTCAAATGAATCTATGATTCAGGATGAGGAGACTGAAGAAGTTGATGACAATCAAGTAGATCTAGAGGATGCTATAGCTGAGGTAGAAGCAGAAGCTATGGAAACTACTGATCCAGATGAAGATGAGACTGATGATCTAACAGTTGAGGATGAAGTAGAAGTTGAAGTGGAGAATAATGTGTTCACACTATAAGGACTAGCTAACCTATAATATAGCTACTACAGGTTAAGGGTAATCAGAAATGGTTACCCTTTTCCTTTTTTATATCTAGTAAAGTAATAATTTAAATAATAATAATAAAATGCAAATAACTAAAACTCAACTATCAAAGTTGAACCAACAAAGACTGATTAATAAATTAGATTACCTAGGTATACTGAGTGAATATCAAACATTAACAAAAGATCTTACACAACAAATAGTATACAGTCAATTGTCACAAAGACAACACTTCCTATTTAAAAGAGTGCTACATGGCTTAAACGTTTACACACATGACGAATTAGAAAAAATGCACTGGGATAAAAAGAGAAGAATCAAGAGAGTATGGAGACGCTCACAACAAGTTATAAATTCTTGGAAACAAGTTATATGTAACAAGAGAGCTAATGAAATATTTAAAATATTTGACCATAGTCCTCTAGCAAAACATTTCCTTATGGAAGATGTTAATCATACTGATGACAAGTTCATCAACAAGATGTCACTAAAACAATTAGATATAACCTATGAAGATTTAATCATCAAGTTTATATCAGAGGGTCTTTTACCTCAGAATTATCTAGCAGTTAGATGAAGGTAAAAAAGAAATTGTGTGTAGGCTGTAAGTCTGAACAGTACATCTGGAAGAATCAATCTGGTAACCGTTATTGTAAAACCTGTTGGTATAGAATAAAGGAAAAAGTAATCATAACAAAACCTAAACCGGTGTTGTCAAAGAAAGTTACAAAACCTATAAAGAAAGTTTCTTCTAAGATGTCTGTTCAACTTACTATTTACACCAAGTTAAGGAGAACATTCCTTGAGAAGTATCCACTATGTCAAGCATCACTACATAACTGTAACCTACAATCTACTGATGTACATCATAAGAAAGGTAGAGGGAAACATTTAAATGACCCAACTACTTGGTTATCAGTGTGTAGGAGCTGTCATAATTGGATAGAGGACCATCCTGTTGAATCAACAGAGATGGGATTTACTAATAAATAAAATATATAATATGGATAAGACTATTGAAATTTGTAAAAATTTAAAGAGTACTATAGATAGAATGGATAATGTTGGTGCAACAGTTGGAGAAACTGCAATTAGAGGTAATGGAATATGGACAGCAGTGAGAGCATCAAAGTCAGCATTAAAGAGTAGGTTAAAATATATAATGTTAAAAAATAATATAACAGATGAGCAAATTAGATAATGCAGCACAGGCCTTTGTAGATCAAATAGAATACAAAGAGGTATTGAATAAAGAGATAGCTGAAGCTAGAGAGTATAAAGATGTAGATAAGTATACTGGTGTAGATGCACATCAACTGATGAAAATGGATAAGCAACATATCATTGAAGTATTAGTACATGCACTGGGAACTTTGAGATATTTGAAATCTAAGGATCATGGTAAAGATAATTATAATCATGACTTATGAGTAGAGATGACGTACAAGACAAAGCATTAGAGATTATATCTCAACATAATAGGTGTGGACTAGGTATATCTATGGGAGTTGGTAAGACAAGGATAGCATTGCAACATATGATGAATCACTATCATGCCTTCTCATCGTTCCTAGTAGTGGCACCAAAAAAAAGTATATTTGAATCATGGCGTCAGGAGTGTAATGAACTTAACTGTACTCACTTACTTGACCATATTAAGTTTACTACCTATCTTTCTCTTAACAAGCATAAGCCTACAGAGTATGATATAGTATACTTAGATGAGTGTCATAGTCTTCTTACCGGGCATAGAGATTTTCTTGATGCATACACAGGTAAAATCCTTGGTTTAACCGGTACACCACCAGTGAGTGGGGAAAAGGAAGAGATGGTAAGTAGATACTGCCCAATAGTATATAACTTTGATGTAGACCAAGCAGCAGACAGTAACATACTTAATGATTATAGAATCATAGTACATATGTTACCTATGTCTAACCATAATAATCTCCCTAAGAAGAGAAAGGATGGTGGTACCTGGTTTACATCAGAAGTAAAAGACTATCAGTATACTTCAGGTAGAATTGAAGACTCTCCATTTGGTAAGCAAAAACAATTAGCTGCCATAATGAGGATGAAAGCAATGATGGAGTATCCAACTAAAGAGAATTATGCAAAGGAATTACTTAAGATTATTAAAGATAAATGTATTATCTTTGCAAATACTCAAAAACAAGCAGACAGAATCTGTGATCACAGCTATCATTCAAAGAATAAGAATAGCAATGAGAATTTAGAACTATTTAGTAATGGAACAATTGATAAACTTTCATGTGTCCTTCAGCTTAGTGAAGGGGTTTCTATTCCTGGCTTACGTAGTGGTATTATTATGCATGCATATGGCAACGAAAGGAAATCAGCACAAAGAATAGGTAGGTTATTAAGACTTAATCCTGATGAGACAGCAATGTGTCATATCTTATGTTATAAGAATAGTGTTGATGAACAATGGGTCAAGAAAGCCTTAGCAGAATTCTCAGACGATAAAATTAAATATTTTGAACCAACTAATAAACAATTAAATTATGGGTAGAATGAAAGAAGTCTTCATGAAAATGCAAGAAGAAGAATGGTCAGGCACTAGTGATGACTATATTAAACATTATGTAAGTAAACACATAAATAATAAAGATATATATTTACCACAACCTTGTCCAAACTGTAATAATAAGAAGTTATTATTCAATAAACTTAATGATATACAGTGTCAACATAATGGATGTGGTCAAAAATTTGTAATGGTAGACATGAATACATTACGTTATGTCTAGTTATAATTGGGTTGCAAACATAGACTGGGATGGATCTGATTTAGAATTCCATTGTACATATGAACCAGGTGAAAGAGAAACACGTGATCATCCTGGGTCAGACTTATCTGTAGAAATACATAAGGTATTGATGGTTTTACCTGACAAAAATGATAATATGGTTACTGTTGATGTGTTAGGTATCCTGGATTTTGATATAGATTGGGATCAAATCATAGAAACTATCAAAGAAGCAATAGAGAATGATGAACCGGATCCTGATGCAGATAGAGATGATTATTAGAATAGTAATGAGTGACCCTGGTGATGAACAACCAGGTACTTACATAATAAAAACAATATGATAGGATTATTCAACAGTATATTAGTAAAAAAAGATGGGGAGTGGAAACATTCCCTATCTATAAAAGAAACAGAGTACAATGAGATGTTAGATTCTTTACCTGATGGTACTAAGATTAACATAACACTTGAAGTACAAGGTAGAGATGCAACATATGCACAAATGAAAAGAATTCATGCAATGATTAGACAATTAGCTAATGACACAGGCATGGACTTTGAACCTTTAAAAGAAGAAATAAAGGACAAAGCCGGCCTATGTATAGGGGAAGTATGTAAGTCTTTTGCAGATTGTGATACAGATGAACTGAATGCTGCCATACAAGCAGCAATTGCACTAGGAGATTTTTGTGGATCTAACTTACGTTAATCCTTTTTCTTCTTCTTAGTACTTTTCTTTTTAGTTTTCTTAGCTTTCTTTAACTCAGCATCAACTTCTTTTTGTTGTGCTACAACACGTATAGCTATCTCATCATCTGTTAATGGAGTAATTTGTTCTGGGTTTTTAGCCATTAAAGCACCCATAAAAGATTCTCTATCATATATTCTAGTCTTCTTCTGAAGACCTGCTTGTGCATTGAATTCATTTTGGATGTTCAATAGAACCCATATAGCAACATCATAGTCTTTTACTAAGTCAGTATCTACATCTTTGTAGTCTGCCTTGATATATTCTAATGCTCTTGTTGCTTCTAGTGGATCAATTGAAGTTAGTATATACTCTAACGCTTTACCAACTGCTCTACTAAATGCACCTGAAATTTTAATATCAACAGTATCATCATCTGGTACTGCTGAAAAAACATCTTGAGGTAATTGTCCACTAAGTTCAATCATCTCTTTCACCTTTGTATCAAAGGATTTTAATTCTTCTTGTTCACTCATAATATTTTTATTTTATGGTACAAATATAAGAAAAAAATCTAAATAAAGTACAATTAATTTTGTATATTTGCTAACCAAAACAACCAATATGGACACAAGTAATATGACACCAAAAATGGCTAAAGATCTAGCCAATTTTATAGAGGACTTTGAAAATGAACATCAGCATTCACTTAGTATTAATGTTGGATCATTAAGAAGTTCAATAACATTTTTAAAAGAAACAGAAAACCTTACACTTGAAGACTTAGATTCAATAGTTGTATCTGCTATGCATACATATGACTTAAAACTTACGTCTTATAAATCATTAAAAGGAATCAAGAGTAGAAGAAAAGAAATCATTCAATGGTTACAATTATTCTGTTTTCTTGGATGGAGGTATGGATTCAGTAAGATTAGTATTGGGAGATACTTAATCAAACACCATGCAACAGTAATACACAGTATTAAAGTCATTGAGAATTATAGAGACATCAGAGATAAAGAGTATCAAAAAATAGTTAATCATTTAAAAAATTATGTAAAGAATTATGTGGGAATTACTACAGGAAATACTGATAGACAAGCTTACACCAAATCAATTGTTGCTACTCTATGCAGTTGATAACAGTACAAGTATTGAAACTATTAACCCTCATCTAGAGATTAAGGGATTAGTTAAAGAAAAATTAGTAACATATAAAGAAGGCAAGTCAGTTGACATTACCAAGAAAGGTAGAGATATGTTAACCAAGTATGATGCTTACTTTACTAAAGCTAAAAAGAAAACTAATATCCATTTAATGGGTAAGGAATATACAGATATGGTAGAGGAATATAGAGAATTATTTCCTGCAGGTAAATTACCTCACGGTAAACCGGCCAGAGTCAATGTAAAAACATTAATAAATAATTTTAGATGGTTCTTTGAGAATTATGACTACACATGGGATGAAGTTATTCAGGCTACAAGGAGATATATAAATGAATATGTTAAAAAGGATTACCTATACATGCAGACTAGTCAATACTTTATATCTAAAGCTGATCAAAGTAAAGTTAAACAATCACAACTTGCAGACTATTGTGATATGATCAGAGATGGAGTAGTAGAAGAAGATGATAATCATTTTAGTGATAAGGTAGTATGAGTAGTAAAAACTTACACTTTAAAATATATATTATCTCTACTATCTTGTTGGATTTACTTGATGAGACAGAAGGTGACACAAGGTTTAAGAATAAGTTAAGGTTTCACATTAATAGAACAATTAGTGAACTTGAAAAAGTAACAGAAACTCTTACAACCAATGAGGCTAATCAGTTTGTAAATAAAATATGGACATCAGTAGAAGAACAATTAAAAGAATTAGATGAGTAATAAACCAATGTGGGATGGTCAACACACGGCCTTCCAAGAAGCACTTAGATATATGCTTGATAGACAATCAGGTAAGGAGAAATCCATATATACACCATGGCCTAAGTTTAATGACGCTATAACAGATGGATTAGAGTGGAACACACTCACAGTTATTGGTGGAAGACCTGGTTCAGGTAAGACATTAATAAAAGATCAGATCATTAGAGAATCATTTATACTTAATCCAGAGGATGAGTTTAGAGTTTTAGAATTTCAATTTGAAATGGTAGGTAGAACCTCAGCAATTAGAGAGTTCTCCTCTTTAACCGGGCAAACATACAAACAATTATGTAGTGCAGGTAGTCAATTAGATTCTGAGACATTTAATAAATGCCATCTATATGCTAAAGATAGGGTTAAGTTCCCTGTAGATATAGTATCAGTACCTATGACTGTTAATCAAATGCGTGAACAAGTTGACATGTATATGAATGAACATAAAGGACAGAAGACTATAATAACTTTGGACCATACTATATTAGTTAAGAGAGCACCTTATCAGAACAATAGATTAGATATGTTATTTGAACTAGGGGAATTCTTTACACAAGTTAAGCGTGAGTATCCGTGTTTATTTATAGCACTGTCTCAACTTAATAGAAACATTGATAACCCGGAAAGGGCTGTTGATGGTAAGTATGGTAACTATATTCTTGAGTCAGACATATTTGGATCTGATGCAATGCTGCAGCATGCTGATACTTTAATTGGTATTAACCGGCCAGCTAAGCAGAAGATTAAATATTATGGACCAGATAGATATGTTATTGATGATGACAAAACTTTAGTATTACATTTCCTTAAGGCAAGGAATGGTGATGCACGTATGTCATTCTTCAAGGCAGCATTTGAAAGAATGGAAATAATTGAGATGGACACACCATCACAGGCACCACGTAGACAAGTATAAATAAAATAATTAATTAAATGACACCAGCTGAAAGAAAGAAAAAAGTATTGGAGTTGTATGAAGAACATAAACCTTACTTTGAGAGTAAGAAAATACAACATCCCCTATATATTCCTAAGATGGCATACAGGCCACCTACTAAGGATGAGAAGCATGTATCATTTTTCCCTAGTGAACTACAAAAGGGAGAAGATATATATACTGAGTTTGTAAGTATTGCTTATGATTCAGAAGACACAAAGAGAACATTGTATTTATTAAAACACAATCCTCATTGGTCTGAAGAGTATGAGTTAGTAACATCAAAATCAGGGCATGAGAGACACATCATTCCAATTGCTGAATTAAAAGTAATCAATGATATAAACTCCAGAGCCAACCCGGAAGTAACATTAGAAGAAGCAGTGACAACGCTCACAACAAAGGATATTAATATAAAAAATCCTGAGTCAGAGAGAGACATTGTTGATGTGTTAAAGGGAATTGAGAAAGCATTATTAAGTATTAACCAAAAATTAAGTAAATAGAATGGCACAAAGCGTATTAGTTATTGCAGATTCAGGTACAGGAAAGTCTACCTCAATCAGGAAATTAGATCCAAAAGAGACTTTCATTATTAACATTGCTAATAAACCACTACCGTTTAAAGGTTGGAAAGGAAATTACAAAAACATTTCTAAAGATAATCCAAAAGGTAATATGACTTCAGCATCTTCAGCGGCTGGTATTATTAAAGCAATGCAACATGTTAATGACAAAATGCCTAACATCAAGACATTAGTTGTTGATGATTGGCAGTATATGTCCAGCTTTGAATACTTTGATAGAGCTAATGAAAAGGGATATGATAAGTTTACTCAGATTGCAGCTAACTTAGCACAGGTTGCTAAGATGCCTAAAGATATGAGAGAAGACTTAACTATCTTTTTCTTAACTCACTCAGAAGATTCAACAGATGTTAATGGGCACAGAAAAGTTAAGGCTAAAACAATTGGTAAGATGATTGACAATACCTTAACATTAGAAGGTTTATTCTCTATAGTTCTATTTGGCCGTGTTAAGAAAGATGAAGATGGTTTAGAGTATGGATTTGATACCGTAAATAATGGAGAGAACACATGTAAATCTCCAATGGGAATGTTTAAAGATTCCTTTATAGAAAATGATCTACAGTTAGTTAAAGACTGTATAGCAGAGTATGAAAAATAATTATTAATTAAAAAAGAAAGAAAGATGTTAAACACTAAAGACATGAGCGTAAGCTCAGGAAAAGCAAGACCTTTAATGGGTCCAGGTAATTCAGAAGTAAGAATCAATTCAATAACGTTTGAACAAACTCCTTATGACTCTGAAGCATACAATGTTATGTTACACGTAGAGAGTAGACCATTAGGTGGAGACTTTGAAGGTTTCTTCAAAAATAAAGATAATGAGTCTGAAGGTAGATATGCAGGTCAGATTGGTAGAGTTAGAATGACACCATATCCTTATAAGTCTACAACTTTACCAAGTGGTAGAGAAATTGATAGAGATCAAGAGATACTTAAGTCTATGATATTCTTAAGTGAAGTAATGAACAAGAGAGATGAATTAGATGCAGTAGAGGCTCAAACAATTGAGGACTTTGTAGATGCAGCTAGTAAATTATTCTCAGGTAAATTCTTCAATGTATGTTTAGGATCAAGAGAATGGAAGAACAAAGAAGGTTATATAAACAATGATTTATATTTACCTAAACTATCTAAAGATGGTATACCTGCTGAAGGATTTGATACAGAAAATTCAAGGTTAATTTCTTTTGATGAATCAGTTCATGTACGTAAGTTAGTAGAGAAAGATGGAGATAATGCATCAAGTAATGGTCAAGCTAAAAAGTTTGAACCAGCTTCTGCAGGATCTGCAGGATCTGACTTTGATCTTTAATATTAATGGGGGATGGGCAACTGTCCCCCAATAATTTTCTAACTATGTTTACTACAAAAGGATTTGCTGATAATAAGAATGATGTAAATAGTGCATGGGTATTTGAATACTACTTAACTTTACCTGAAAGGTTAGCCGGACAGGATTTAAAGATCAAGTCTGTATTTAATCCTAATGAGCGTACACCAAGTATGTGTGTCTATTTATGTCCATATAAGAATGAATATAAGTTTAAAGATTTCTCTACAGGTAAACAAGGAAGTAAGGTTGACTTAGTACAAGAACTATTTGACCTGAATTATTCTAAAGCTTTGTTTAGAATAGTTGAAGACTATAATAAATGGGTAATGGATGGTGGTATATTTGATGCTGAAGAGTTTGTTCCTGCTCCTAAATTTAAATTAGATGCAACAATACCAAGGGATTGGAATGATAAAGATGCAAACTTTTGGTTACAATTTAATATAGGGTCAAGTTTATTGACTACATACAAAGTACAACCACTTGATTACTTTACAATGATAAAGGATACAGGTGAGAGTATTGAGAAGATTAAGATCCAAAAGGAAGGTGTATATGGATATTTTGATTCTTCAGGTAAATGCTACAAGATATATCAACCACACAGTAAGAAGAATAAGTTTACAAAGGTACTAGAACATCTTCAAGGACTTGACCAATTAACATATAAGAAAGATTATTTAGTTATAGTGTCATCTCTTAAGGATGGAATGTGTCTTAGTTCTTTTGGTTTTAATGTGGAGTTCATAGCACCTCATAGTGAGAACACTATCATCAAGCCTCATATCATCCACAACTTACAGAGTAAATATAAAAAAATATTATCTTTGTTTGATAATGATGAAGCAGGCCACGCAGCAATGGAGACATACAAACGTGTATACAATATAGATGGTATATACATTAAATCAGAGAAAGACATATCTGATGCAGTTAAAAAGTATGGAGCTGATGCAGTAAAGCCTAAATTGTTTAACCTAATAAAATCAAGTATATGAAATGGTGGATACCCGGTAATGTACCAAGCTCAAAGAACAGCCGTCAATGGACAGGTAAATATTTTATAGTAAGTAAGACAGTAACTAAATATAGGAATGCCACTAAGGGTGACTATATAAGGATAGCTCCTCAGTTTAAACATGAGATAGCTAAGTATACTTTCCCTCTTACTATAACCTTTAAGTTTATCAGAGGTAGCCGTCATAAATTTGATTACTTGAATCCCGCACAAACAGTGCAAGATGATATGGTTAAACATGAATGGATTGATGATGATAACTGTGAATTTATAATACCAAGGTTTGAACAATTTGAATATGATAAAGATAATCCAGGTGTCTGGATTGAAATAGACGAAAAATTAAATAAATTAAAAGATGAGTGAACCTGAATTAGAATTAACTGTAACTGCATATGATAAACTAATAGAGATGATGAGATCCTCCAACATGGAGGATTTTTTTATGGGTTTAGAATTATATAAGAATCACAAAAGGACTCACGTCCTAGATGTATTAATGGCAAAATCATTTGGAGGAACAAAGAGAGTTAAACTTATCATTGAACTTCAATTATCTGATGTACCTATGTTAGTAACAATAGATATGGTTGAACCACTAATAAAAACAAATAATGAACGTTTAATATTTGAAAGATTAAAAGATGAATACAACAACTATTAACATACAAAAGATTGTAGATAAAGTATCTAAAGCTTGTAAGTCTCTAATGTTTAAAGAACCATTCTATGGTTTATTTCTCGTTGGAATGAACAAGCAGTATAAAATGACCCTCCCAACAGCAGGTGTAAGTGCGTTAGGAATGGGTGTACAGTTAGCCATTAATCCAGAGTTCTTTGATGGTTTAACTGAGAAGCAACAGATGGGACTTCTTAAACATGAAATACTTCATGTATCCTTTGGGCATTTAATAATGAAGGATAGATTTGAAGATATGAGATTATTTAACGTTGCAGCAGATTTAGAAATCAATCAGTACATAGATTTTGAAGCACTTCCTGAAGGAGGTTTAACATTAGAAACATTTCCTGAATTAAAACTTCCTGAGAGAGCTGGAACTAAAGTATATTATGATATACTAGACCAAGCACGTGAAGACGGTACCTGCCCAACGTTAGATAACATATTAGGTAACATGGATGGATCTAGTCCATACTGTCACCCTACATGGGAAGAGTTTGATGAGTTATCTGAAGCTGATAAGAAATTAGTACAGAAACAAATTGAACATCAACTTAAGGAAACTGCAGAAGCTACTGAGAAAAGATGCGGTTCAATACCTGGTGAACTTGCTGATATAATTGCTAGACTTAATAAGATTGAACCTCCATCTTTCAATTGGAAACAATACCTTAGAAGGTTTGTGGGGAATTCTAGTATTATATACACTAAGAAGCTTAGGCGTAAGTATAATAAAAGGTATACAGGTAACCCTGGTCTTAAGATTAAATATAAGAACCATATATGCGTTGGAGTAGATACATCAGGATCCGTATCCAATGCTGAACTTGTAGAATTTATGAGTGAGCTTACACATATGCACAAGACAGGTCACAAGATTACCGTAGTACAATGTGACACAAGTATAAATTCTATAGAGGAATTCAACCCAAAGAAAGATTGGGATATAAAAGGTAGAGGCGGTACATGCTTCCAACCAGTTGTAGATCATTACAATGAGAAAGGGTATTACACAGCTCTTATATATCTAACAGATGGAGAGGCATACACTCCAGAAAATTGTCCAAAGAATGCGTTATGGGTTCACAGTACACAGTGTGAGATTAATGAGGACTTACCCGGACTTAAAATTCAAATTAATAATATTAAAGAAAATTAAAAAATGGCACAAGTAAATTTAAACATTGATGAGTTAGAAGGATTTGTAAATCACGTAGTTGAAAATAACAGATTTTTACAAAAACAAGGTAAGAAACCAGTAGCAGTTGAAGTAGTAGGTGAATCAGGTATTGGTAAAACTACTAGTATTATGGATATGGCTAAGAGTCATAACCTGGATTTTGTTAAGTTAAACTTAGCACAGATAGAAGAGTTAGGTGATCTTGTAGGTTTCCCTACTAGACAATTCCAAATGTATAAAGAGAAGCAAGTACCTGTTAAAGGTGATGATGTAAATTATGGTAGAACTGGTGCTGCAACTGATGATCTACTTAAGCTAGCAAATAAAACTACTACTAAGAAAGTTGGTCAGTGGGTTGATGAGTTAGCTGTATCTGATTATTTAAAGAGTGGATGGAAGATGACTGGGCAAAACCGTATGTCTTACTGTGCACCTGAATGGATAGCAGGAAGAAAGAAAGGAGGTATACTTCTTCTTGATGATTGGAACCGTGCAGATACAAGATTCATTCAAGCAGTTATGGAATTAGTGGACCGTCAGACTTATATCTCGTGGACTTTACCAGAAGATTGGCATATCATCTTGACAGCTAATCCTGATAATGGTGATTACATGGTTAATAGTATTGACTCAGCACAGAAGACAAGATACATTACAGCTAATCTAAAGTTTGATGTAGATGTATGGGCTAGATGGGCAGAAGCTGAAGGTATAGATTCAAGATGTATTAACTTCTTGTTACTGCATCCTGAGTTAGTAACGCAAGAAACTAATGCAAGATCAATATCAACATTCTTCAATGCTATATCTAGTTTTGAGAACTTTGATAAGAACTTACCTTTAATCCAAATGATTGGTGAAGGATCAGTAGGTGAGGAGTTTGCTTCTATGTTTACTATATTCATTAACAATAAGTTAGACAAATTAGTTACACC